AGATGGCTTTTCCATTCTGTATTATCAGGATGTGGACAGCCTGATCTATTGGGCGAATCAGGCGGCATACCGCTGGAAGCTGCGAGGGATGTGTATGTGGTCCCTTGGGCAGGAGGATATGCGAGTCTGGGAGTGGCTGCCCAAACAAACTGAATAACGGCTTTAAGGGTATCTGCCAATGTGGTAGGTGCCCTTTTTGCATACAAAAATTTAAGAAAGCGAGGTTTTTATTATGAAGGAATTTTGGACAACTATCCAGTTCGTCTTTGCTGGCATTGGCGGCTGGCTCGGCTACTTCTTAGGAGGCTGTGACGGACTTCTGTACGCACTGCTTGCCTTCGTGGTGGTGGATTATCTCACCGGCGTTATGTGCGCCATCGTGGACAAGAACCTGTCCAGCTCCGTCGGCTTCAAGGGCATCTGCCGCAAGGTGCTGATTTTCACTTTGGTGGGCATCGCACACATCTTGGATGCCAACGTCATCGGTGACGGTAGCGTACTCAGAACAGCGGTTATTTTCTTCTATCTTTCCAATGAAGGTGTATCTCTTCTGGAGAATGCGGCACACCTTGGCCTGCCTATCCCGGAAAAGTTAAAGGACATCTTGGAACAGCTCCACGACCGAGCTGAAAACACAGAAAGCGAGGATAAATAATATGAAGTTGGTTGAATCGATTTTGACAAAGAACCCGTGCTATAAGGCCGGGAAGAAAATCACCGTAAAGGGTCTAATGCTCCACTCCGTTGGCTGTCCTCAGCCCAGCGCTGCGGTTTTCATTAAGAACTGGAACAGCGAAAGCTACGACCGTGCCTGCGTTCACGGCTTCATTGATGGCAATGACGGCACTGTCTACCAGACCTTGCCTTGGAACCATCGTGGCTGGCATGGTGGCGGCAGCTCCAACAACACCCACATCGGCGTGGAGATGTGTGAGCCTGCCTGCATCAAGTACACCGGCGGCGCTACCTTTACCTGCTCCGATACGGCAACTGCAAAGGATGTGGCCAAGCGCACCTATGAGACGGCTGTGGAATTATTTGCATTTCTCTGCAAGGAATACAACCTTGACCCGACCGCTGATGGCGTGATCATCAGCCATGCAGAAGGTTACAAGCGTGGTATAGCCAGCAATCACGGTGACCCGGAACATCTCTGGAAGCAGCTGAACACCGGCTACACAATGGATGGTTTCCGACAGGCAGTCAAAGCTGCTATGGGAACCGAGACTGCGCAGCCGGAAAACGACACTGCCAGCTATCCTGAAAAGCTGACCTCTGGTTATTACCGTGTGCGTAAAACTTGGAAGGACAGTAAGTCCCAGCTGGGCGCTTACCGTGTTCTGGCCAACGCAAAGGCAAAGGCCGATGAAAACACAGGCTATTCCGTTTTCGACAATGACGGGAATGTGGTCTACGCTCCTTCTGCTGCCAAGACGGAAGTAAAAACCGAGACTGCTACATTTGAACCTTACCGTGTCCGCATCGGCATCGCCAATCTGAACATCCGTAAAGGTCCCGGTACCAACTACAACAAAACCGGCCTGTTCACCGGAGTTGGTGTATTCACCATCGTTGCGGAATCGGATGGCGAAGGTGCTACCAAATGGGGCAAGCTGAAATCCGGCTCTGGCTGGATCTCCCTTGACTACGCAAAAATCATATAATCTATGCAGGGTCTGTTGGATTTCTTCCGGCAGGCCCTGTTTTTTTATGCCTAAGTTCGTCAAAACGGCTCTCCCATCTCCAAAAGGGAGTGAGGATAACCCTTTGGGACCTCAGAAATGGAGGTCGCTATGACAAACGAACAGAAACAGCAAATTATAAAATTACGACAGGACGGATACGGGTATGCTACCATCGCTTCCTCTCTGGGCCTGACGAAAAACCAAGTGTCTGCCTTCTGCCGCAGAAGCAATCTGACCGGCACCAAAGCGGCTGTGCATATAGAAGAAAAGCCGGAGCCGAACTGCTGCCGTAACTGCGGCAAGCCTCTGACTCAGACACCGGGACGCAAGCCTGTGAAGTTCTGCTGCAATGACTGCCGCACTCACTGGTGGAATACCCATCTGGACAAGGTCAACCGCAAAGCCTTTTATTCCTTCACCTGCGCCTGCTGTGGGAAACCTTTCACGGCCTACGGGAATAGCCACAGGAAATACTGCTCCCACGACTGCTACATCGTGGACCGCTTCAAAGGTGGTGATCGCCATGACTGAGGAGCAATTCGAGCGTGAAAAATTGTATCAGGCCAGCATGAATCTCTTTAAAAGTATGCTGGAAAAGGGCCTCATCACAGAGGAGCAATACGCCATAATTGATACAAAAATGCTGGAAAAATACAGGCCATTATTGGGTACATTATTCGCAGAAATAACTTGATAATAATCGCTTTTAGAGTGATATATAGTAGCGGAAAGGAGCTGATTTTATGCGAAAAATCAATAAAATAGAGCCATTGATGCCTGCGCTGCCGACCCGCAAAAAGGTCGCTGCCTATGCCAGAGTTTCAATGGAAAGTAAACGCCTCCAGCACTCTTTATCAGCTCAGGTCAGCTACTACAGCGAACTGATACAGAGTAATCCAGAATGGGAATATGCTGGTGTGTATGCTGATGATGGCATCACAGGCACTAAGACAAACCGAGAAGAATTTCAGAGACTGCTTGCTGACTGCGAGGCCGGGAAAATCGACATTATTCTTACCAAGTCCATCTCCCGCTTTGCCAGAAATACAGTAGACCTTTTGGAGACCGTCCGCCACTTAAAAGAGCTGGGCATTGAGGTCCGCTTTGAAAAAGAGCGCATCAATTCCTTGTCCGGCGATGGCGAGGTCATGCTGACGCTGCTGGCCTCCTTTGCACAGGAAGAAATCATCAGCCTTAGCAACAATGTAAAATGGGGAATCAGAAAGCGCATGGAGCAAGGCATCCCCAACGGCCACTTTAGAGTGTACGGCTACCGCTGGGAAGGCGACCAGCTGGTCACTGTCCCGGAGGAAGCAGCCATTGTTCGACGCATCTTCCAGAACTTCCTTGATGGCAAGTCCCGCCTTGAGACCGAGCGAGAATTTGCCGCAGAAGGCATCACCACCAGAGACGGATGCCGCTGGGTGGATTCTAACCTGAAGGTGGTTCTCACCAATATAACCTACACCGGCAATCTGCTCCTACAGAAGGAATATGTGGAAGACCCTCTCACCAAAAAACGCAAAAAGAACCGTGGCGAGCTGCCGCAGTTCTATGTTGAGGACACCCACGAAGCCATCATCGACAAAGAGACCTTTGACTATGTGCAGGCTGAAATGGCAAGACGCAAGGAGCTGGGCGCTTTCGCAAACAAATCCCTGAACATTACCTGTTTTACTAGCAAACTCAAATGCAGCCGCTGCGGATGCAGTTATGTGCGCAATCAAAGAGCCAACCGCACCAAGCACACTTCCACCTACGATGATACGATTGTCGTTTGGGGATGCGGCACTCAGAAGAAAAAAGGTGGTCGCTGCTCCAACAAGGACATTCCGGAGCGTGTGCTGCGAGAAGCCTGCGCTGCTGCACTGGTTCTTGAGGACTTCGACGAGGATATTTTCCTTGAGCGTGTGGACACCCTTCAGGTGCTGGACGGTCAGGTTCTGGAGTTCCACTTCTACGACGGCACCGTTTCCCAGATTGAATGGGTATCCACAGCCAAGAAGGATTGCTGGACGGATGAACACAAAGACCGCCAACGTGAGTGGATGCGCAACTACATGGCGAACGCTACAGATGGCCGCTATTCGGAATTTACCACCAGAATCCGCTGTAATAACTGCGGCAGCAACTTCCGCAGGAATACGCAACCCAGCAAGTCAGCCGACGGCGGCAAGATGCATTATTGGCGCTGCCCGACTTCCGGCGACTGCGTTACTACCGGCATTCGTGAGGACAGGCTCAAGGAACTGACCGCTTCGGTGATGGGGCTTTCCGAACACGATGCGGAAGCCTTCAAAGCACAGATCGAGTACATTTCGGTCGCTGCCGGTATGGTTCTGACCTTCCACTTCTTTGATGGCCGGGAAGAAAGTCTCCAGTACAATACCAAACGCCAAGGCACAGCATGGACACCGGAGCGCCGTGAGAAATTCAAATCTTCTATGCAAGGCAAATATACCGAGGAGCGCCGACAGGCCATGAGCGAAAATATGAAACGGATAAGGAGTGAGAAACATTGGTCGTCCAAAAGAAAGTAACCACAATACCGGCGACGCTGACCAGATTTACAGCAACGCCAATCAACCAGCAGAAAAAGCGCCGTGTGGCCGGATACGCCCGTGTTTCCACCGACCACGATGACCAGTTCACCAGCTACGCTGCGCAGGTTGATTATTACACCAACTACATCAAAGGGCGTGACGATTGGGAGTTTGTCGATGTTTATACCGACGAAGGTATATCCGGAACCAGCACCAAGCGTCGTGAAGGCTTCAAGCGCATGGTCGCCGACGCTCTGGACGGAAAGATTGACCTGATTGTCACTAAGTCGGTCAGCCGATTTGCCCGTAACACCGTCGACAGCCTGACTACCATTCGACAGCTCAAGGAAAAAGGCATCGAGGTCTATTTTGAAAAAGAAAACATCTGGACCTTTGATGGCAAGGGCGAACTGCTCTTGACCATCATGTCCTCACTGGCGCAGGAAGAAAGCCGCAGTATTTCTGAGAACTGCACTTGGGGCCAGAGAAAACGCTTTGCAGACGGTAAGGTCACGGTTCCATTCAACCGCTTCCTTGGCTACGACCGTGGCCCGGACGGAAATCTGGTAGTCAACCCGGAGCAGG